ACTCCCATACCCTTTGAGAGCCTGTCGTATTTGAAAGACCTGACCAATTTGTGCTCTCTCGCCAAGTCGTAGAATGTCTTAACTAAACTTTTTACCATATTCTAATCTATGTTTTAATCAATAATGCTCCTGCCTTTCCCTTGCTGTTGCACCTCAGTCTGGCAAGATTGGCTAAAGCGCAACTGATGACGCGGTCGTCATGGTATCCGTCCAAAGCGTTGAATATCTTCTTTCCTGTCTTCGATATCTTGTAGGTGAACACCTTGAACTGCTCGTACAACTCGTTGTTGTCTTCCATAAAAGATATGTTGGATTGCTCTATGTCCAGCGCAAGTTTCTCGATGTAGTCCTGTTTTGAACTGTTGGACGTTGTGATGAACTCCACCTTTTTCTTGAGATACGGCGGCAACAGTTTCATCACCTCGTTTCCCATCACCTCGCCGATGCTGTTCTTCTCGAAAAGGCAGTACTGCAAGTTTCTTCCCACCTGAGACAGCCTGTTGGACATCTTTCTGTACTTCTCGTCCAAATCACCGGTAATCACATACTGTATGCACTGACCCTTGTCATTGATGAAAGACAATACCGTCTCATCCTCTCCGACTGAAGAGAAATCGACGCCGGCATACAGCCTTGAATCCCAATCGAAGTCCGCTTCACAGAACCTGCCCTTGAAATTGGTGAAGAAAGACAGACCCTCTTCAAGGAACTCGCACATGTATTCCTGTCGCCAAGCCAATTCGGGATAACTCGCTTTCTTGTTCTCAATCCATTCCTTGCTCTTGGTCTCGTCCTTTTCCACATTGATGACCACATAGGCGTATCCGGGAACTCCGCTCTTGCCTTTCATCGCCTCGTTGTAGAAGAATCCCTGAGCACCGTTTGGTGTGCTGATGTATATTTCCTTTTTGCCCTTGGCGTCAAGCAACGGAGCGACAATGTTGTAATAGATATGTTCGCCCTCAGGCGTATACTCCCTACAGTGAGACACCTCGTCCCATATCAGATAGTCCAATGTGAAACCTCGAATCGCATGGGTCTGCTCGACTGAGAAGAATATCAGTTTAGAACCGTTCACCAGCTCTATAATCAAGTCCTTTCCGTCCTTGCTCTTGATTAGTTCCTCAGGATACATTGACAGGAACTTCTTGTAGATGTCCTTTGCCAACCTTGACGTCTGTGTGATGTAGCCGACAGTTGTGTCCGGCACCTGCATCCATACCAACGCGAGATAACGGCATACAAAACTCTTGCCGTACTGCCTGAATATGTTGATGACAATCTTCCTCAAGTCGCGGTTGTTGCACAACTCGATGATTCTTCTCTGACCTTTCTTGGGAGTGAACTCCAACTCAATGTCAATGTACTTGGTCTTCTCGTCAATCTCCCTCTGCTTCTTGCGGTCAAAATAGTCACCGTTGCGCCCACCGCCACTGCAATGGTAGTCTGCCGGCCACAGTTCGGACAATACAGCGTTCTTCCTCAGAGCCATTCTGAATTATACCAGTTTTACCCTGTAATTTGTCTGCTCCAACTGAATCTGACTCGGACTGTTCAGACCCATGAGTTTCGCTATGTCACTGAGGACAGCCCTTGCCGTAGACCTGTCGTTTGCGGCGAGACAAGTCCTGTAAAGGTCAAGATAACGCTCAAGATGCAGACCTTTCTGCTGGTCTCTCGCAATCATAGACTCGTACTGACAGGTGTCCAAAGCCTCTTTCACCAACTTGGTCAGATATGAGCCTGACTTGTCGGCACTGTCCTTGAACCAATCGTACAGACCGTTCTGAAGATTCCAAATGACCTCATACATCGTCTTTCCGGCGATGAGTTCCTCGCGTATCCTCGTCAAATGTACCTGATGTAATGGTTTCTTTGCCATAATCGTATATGTTTTATTAACTTATTTTCAATTTGCTCTCGAAGTCCCTCTGCTGCTTCTCAGCCACAGACTTGTCGGTGAGGTAACTGATGTATGTGAATATGTCACCGGCGTTACAGTCCAATACCTGTTCCATCTTCAGAAAGTCTCCGTTTGCAACTGTGTTTACGATATGCATCCAATTCCAGTTCTTCAGGAACTTTGAGTATCCCGGAGAGAGCGGCCCACCCCCGTCAGCATTGAATAGAGACGGGTAATCCTTGATGAAACCGCTCCTTTCAGAAAAAAACGGAACACAATGGGAAGACTCTCGCTGCACTTGGTATCTCCAAGCCTTTGTGCGAACTCCTTGTTGAATCCCTTGTAAGGTTTTGGCTGTCCGTCCTCGCCGACCTCTGTCAGAAGCATTGAGAGAATGTCTATGAACTTGTCCGTACCGTCTTCCTCTGATGTTACGTCAATGTCAATCCACTGCCTCAGATTCATCTCTTCAGGCTTTGAAGCCTTGTATGTCTTACCGTCCACCTCGATAAAACCCTTGTGCTTCATATCCTGCAATCCGTATATGAAACTTGTGGCTTCAACCAGCGTAGAGTATAATGACAAAGGCAGTTCCATAGCGAAATCATCATTCTCACCAAGAAGACGCGACAATATAGCCGCTTCATTCTCCTTGTTCGCCATGAACAGTTCCCTGCCCTCAAGACCGTCTGTCTTCTTCAGCCCTGAGAATATCCGGCAATACTGTCTCAACGTAATGTCGCTGAAAGTTGTCGGAACTGAATAGTCCTTATTGTTTATCGTCAGACTTAGCATTCTTCTTTCTCCTTACTTTTGGTTTTGATGGTTGTGGCAGTTCTACGGTAGGTTCACCCTCGTCTGCGGTCTCAGTAACGGTTGATACAACTTCTGGTTCGCTTGCAACTTCGCTTGCAGGTTCAACAGTTTTGCTTGCAGGTTCATCTTTGCGCTCTACATCTTTCGATGCCGCGTCAGTGAACTCCTCTGGTGAATGTCCCTCGTTGAGAAGTGTCAGATATCCGTATCTTGCGTAGTTTCTCACTGCTGCGGTGAACTTTGCCGCTTTGCAAGCCTGACAGCCCTGTGCGGTCTCGTTCGCGTTCTTGATGTAGTTGTATGCGGCTACCCATTCGTCGATGGTGGTGTTGCGTCCGGCTTTCTCTACGAAATTGACGGCAAACTTCACTTTCTCCACTGTGTAACCATGTCCCTTGGACACTGAAATGTTCGATTTTGAATCTCTAATCATCATATCGTTAATTATTTTTGTTTATAAAGATTTCTTTGCGCTGTACCAATACATTACGGCAATCACCACTGAGGTTATGCCGCCCCACAGCAGAAACCAAGGAGACCATATGTACGCAAGAAACGCGTTCATTATCAGGTTAATCCAAAAGTTGGTGCATTTGGCGCAGATGAAAGGATAGAGCATGAAAGACTCCATCATCAGTATGTACCTCTGAAACACCGGTGTGAACCATATGCTGAAGAACAGCACAGCCAGCACAGTGACGAACTGTGCCAATGTCGGTATAAAATCCAATACTATCATATGAGCAGACTTTTTTTCATTTCCTTTATTTCCTCATCATTCCTTACGAACTTCTTCAGTTTCTGGATGATGTTTGTGATGTCCTTGACAGGTATTCCTGTGATGTCGGACAGTTTCTTGTAACTCAAAGAACTTCCTGTGCTCTTGAGTTTGTAGTATATGAGATAGATGTCAACCTCTCCGGGTTCGAACTGACGTTCCAGCTTCTCCGATATGAAATCCCACAGCGTCATCACCTTGTCGTACCTTTCCTCTGAATATTCCTCGTCGAACATTCCGTCCGGCATTATGTCGGTAGTCCTCGACAGCATTCTTCTCTTGCGGTTCTGCATGTTGATGTAGTTCCATTTCAGACTGATGAAGAAGTAGTACCTGATGTCCTCGATTTCCCTGCCCTCGTTTATTACGTTGGCTACCTTGATTACTGTGTCGTTGTACGCGTCGTCGAAGATGTCGGGGTCATATGTGATGTTTTTCATTACCTCATGCCTTGATTGCTCGTAGTTGTCTGTGATATAACCGTAAAAGCGCGTCAACTGTTCATCAGTTGTAGAGCGCAACTCACTTAAGTTCACTTTCTTCCCTCTGTTTTATCCTTTTATATCTGTCTATGGTGGCGTCTATCTTCGCCTCTATCAGTTCCTCGCACATATCACCCTGCCAGCTGTTGGCGTAACGTCCGTCAACCGTCATTATGATATATGGTACGCCGGTGAGGTCAAGGGGCAAATCCTTTACGTTTCCTACGTCTGTGAACTCCAGACTGTATCCGTTCCTTGAGCATACGTTCTTAATCTTCGGCTCAAGGTTGTCGCAGCATTTGCAGCCGCTTCCTGTAAGCACTTTTATCGATATTTCCATAATGAAATCATATATATAAATTAAAGATGTTTTGCTCAAAAATCAACTCTTTATGTACAAATAAATATCAGGTAAAATGAAAAAAGACATTGACACAATAAGAGTAAAAAGGGAAAGTGTCAGGATTTGGCTCGGAGTCGGACTTGCTGTGTTCGGCTGCTTGCTTATAATAGCCGGTGTCTGTATACCGCCTACCGGTGTGATTGACGGCTCTATATTGACAGCCTGTGGTGAGATATTCGGTCTCTCAGGCGCATCAATGGGCATATTCGCATACAACAGAAGAGACAACGCCAAGATAGACTATATGTACAGACGCTTTGAAGACTATTACAGGAATAACGATTATAACGATACTGAAGATGGAACTTCTGCTGAAGAGAACGTACAATAACGACAAATACTGCATAGGACATTTATATGTGGACGGAATGTACCTGTCTGATACCCTCGAAGACACATCAAGGGGACTGAACAGCAAAATGCCGTTGAAAGAGATACTGAAGAGAAAGATTAAGGGATTGACAGCAATACCCACTGGCGTTTATGGGGTATTGATGAACGTAATATCGCCTAAGTACTCAAAGAAAAAGTTTTTCCTCAATCTGTGCAAGGGCAGAATGCCAAGACTGTCCAATGTGCCGGGCTATGAGGGTGTGCTGATACACACCGGAAACTCTGCAAAGGATACTGACGGTTGTATTCTGGTAGGCTACAACAAAGTAAAAGGCGGTTTGGTCAATTCGACTGAAGCGTTCATTAAACTATATGGGATGCTGAAGAAAGCACATGATAACCATGAGGGCATCTACATCCGTATCATAGAGAACTTTTGATTCGTCGTTCATCGGGAAAGCTACCGGACTGAATCGTCGAGGGGTAGGGTGAACTACCCCTCATTTTTATATACCCATATGAAACCATATACTTTGTCAACTTGTCCTAAACAGCATCTTGATATGCCGCCTTGATTAAAACCCAATTGTCTCGTTATTTCAATCGCCGATGGCCACTCTTTGATAAACTTTCCGTCAAGTGTGTATTGAAGAACAGGTTTTGACAGTTTCCCATTACGCTTTCTGTTGCCGGCTCTCTCGTTCCTTGTACCATAGTTGCAATTGTACTCTGCCGTACACCATTCAAGGTTCTCTACGCAGTTGTTCGTCTTGTCCTCGTCCTTGTGGTTGATTTGAGGCAGGTTGTCTGGGTTGGGAATGAATGCCACAGCAACCAAACGATGAATAGACCAATGTCTGATGTTTCCGTTTTTACGCTTGGTCAAGTTTACGAATAAATAACCGTCTTTGTTTTTTCCGGGTGAAAGCATCTTGTTGTGCAATTCACTGAACACTCTGCCTTTGTTTGAAACCATGTAACGCCCATGATAGCCAGGGACTTCCCTAAATATTTCTTCTTTCATAATTTTTTTCTGTAAAGGTACTATTTTTTTGCTCAAACGGGTACTAATACTACAACAAAAATATAGTTTATTTTGTAATTGTTTAATATAAAGATATTTAGAAGTATTATTTTATATGCGCTCCCTTAATAATATATTATCGGAAAGCCGATTTCGCCGTTCAATTTAATCTGTCTGCATCGTTTTAATCCGCCTTAAAATGAAGCGTTTAGGATTTTTTAACGGAAAAAATGAGGGGAGAGAGACAGGGTTCTACTATCTTTGCATTGAGTTTAATAGTACAACAGTAACTTTAACAAGCGTCGATATGAGAACAACCCAAGCAACAGTGAACCTTGTCCTCAACGCCCAGCGTAAAAACAAGGACGGATTATGTCCAATCGTCTTGCGTATTTTTTGGAAAGGCAGAAAGGACAGACAGACAGGCATTTACATACCAAAGTCTCAATGGTTACTTAAAGAACAATGTATTAAACCCACTCATCCTCAGTCAGGTACGTTAAACCTTAGATTGCAGGAAATCAAAAATGCTGTAATACAGCGACGTAACCTTTTGGTTGCCAAAGGGTTGGATTACACCATTGATGATTTGTTGAGTGAACGCGAGGTACTGAGTCAGTCATCTTCATTCGCTGTGGTGTTGGAAGATATGGTTAAGGTCAAGGGTTTGTCTCAGAACACCGTTATGGCGTATAAGGCTTCTCTGAAACGTTTGGAGAAGCATTATGGTTCGGGGTTCGGTCTGTCGGCGTTGACTTCGGACACTCTAAAGGGCTTTGCTTCGTCTTTGAAGAGGCAGTACGTATCGGATTCAACTGTCAATGTAACATTGGCCTGTGTGAAGTCTGTATACAGTTACGGCAAGTCCAAGGGTTTGGTCGATGGTATGATTGATTGGAAGTATTGGCGCAAGTACAAGATTAGCCAGAAGCACCGGTCTCTTGACAAGGCTATGGTCGATTCGTTATTGTCTTGGTTCTTGAGGGAATCCGTAACCGCCGACGCCATTGAGGGTGTATGGTGTTACAATGACGGCGTTGAGGATGAGTTGTGCAACCGTAACTCGAAGTTATGTGCGATAGCGTTATGCCTTATAGGGTACTATTGCAGGGGGCTTGCTTTCTGTGATTTGGTTCGCATCAAGGATGAGAACATATCGGTCATCAGTGTTGGTGACAAGGACTATTATGTGATATCGGGTCTGCACAGGAAGAAGACGAATGTTGTGATACCGGACATATACATTGAGGTTACTGACGATGTGATGCCTTTATTCCATTATTACTATACGACTATGGGATTGCGTCATGGCTATTTGTTTCCTGTCCTACAGAACAACAAGTGTGAATATCAGTATGATTCGGACAAGAAGATTAGTGAAACTACAGGGACATGCTCGACAATGGTTAACAAGAGACTTAGGGAAGTATTGGATGAACTTGGCTATGACAGCGCAGGCATCAGTTATTATTGTTTCAGACATTCGTTCGCTTCGCATTATATGTCTGATACGGACAGCAATCCGGTATATCTCGCAACCATGATGGGACGTAGTGTGTCAGGCATCTTCAGATATGTCAAATCAATTGAGAGTGCAGAAGACTTAATCAGGGAATCCTCAAGGGCGTTCAATCGCCGGCGTAAGTCCAAATGATTGTATTGAGATTCCGTCTTTTTCTTGAAAGAAAAAGGACTCGGCAAAAAGAACGAGTCGGCAACGCTATCCCAGCGGCACCGGCTCTTTTTTACACACACATGAATATTTTTCAATTTAATGAAAGAAAAAAAGAAATTAAAATGACAAGTAATATAAGATAACACTCAGAATCTAGCGATGGATATCATTCCAAGTGACCGTTAGCATTCGTATACCTCGAAATACATTCCGGGGGCGAAGCACTTGAAACTTCTTGAGCCGTCGTCATAGACTGTCAGACTTACCGTCTTGTGGGCACCGGTATCATCAGACAGTATTTCTGGTGCCCACAGTTGCAGATAGTCGTCAAAGTTTTCCTCGGTGATGTCACCGTCTTCTATGGCGTCAATGAGTTGTTCAAGCTGGTCTTCCTCATCGTCGTATATGTTGCCCTCGTCGTCATCGAGGTGTTGATGTGTTTGGGTGAGGATTCTCTCAAGAATGCCCTCTATGTCCAATCCGTTTATTTCCTGTTGGTAGGAATTGCCGTTTTCATTCAATACTGTCTGTTTCATCCTGATTTATATGGTTTTTGCTGTTATTCTCCCTTTTCTGCAAAGGTACTACTTTTTGGGGACTTTTACCCGATTTTTTTCATAAAGATTGTACGAAAATACCTGATTTTCACTTATAATATTTCCTGAGTTCGCTGACGTTTCTTCGGTAGTCGTCATTTGTCCAGCTGAGGTCAGCGTCAAGCACTATAGTGCGATAGTTTTTGTGCCGGCCCTCTTTGAGAGACAGTGATGCGAAAGGTTTCCATTCCCATTCGGCGTTTTCCTCGTCATCGTACTCTGTCTTCTTGACTTTGCGCCAGACGATGTCGGCGTTGTTAGGTGTGAGTTCCGTTGTGTCGAATACGACTGCCTTGTTGCTCAATGGGTAGAACGCCACTACGCATGAGTACGGTTTTTCCTCTTCTTTTCTGCCCAGCGCAAGATGGTCTAACTTGTGCAGCGATAATGTGAACGTATCGAATGTCCCTATCTCGTATTTGTCGCGGTTCTTTAATTCCACCACTGAGTTCTCTGTCACCGCGTCCCATTTGCTCATCGGGGGCATCTTTCTCATTTCATAGTGGCATATCTGTTGGAATGCCTTGTAGTCTGTTCTTTCCCTTGCTTCAATTCTGATTTCTTTCTCCGTCATTCTCATATTACTTTCCTTTTCTAAATAAATATAGCGGTATTCACAATTTTTTCAAGTTTTGTGAAAAAATGTTAACAAAATTATCAGAATCGGTAGGTGAATGAGAAGCCGGCATATGCGTCAAACTGTTTTGATGTCAGTCCGTAGCCTATGCCGATGCTTGGACCGAATGAGAACCTTGGGGCAGGTTTCTGAATGGTTTTCTCAATGGTATTGGTGACTACCTCTGTGTTGGTGATGACAGGATAGTCCACTGTGAAGTCTAAGGTGTCCAATGAGGCTTTATAGCCGGATACGGATGCGTACCAGAGAACAGTAGCACCGTTGTCTTTCACTACTGAGTCAGTGTATTCAACCCTCTTCAACGGGATTGGTGTTGAGTCTTGAGGTGTGTATAGCGTATCGAATCTGTAGATGTATTCCATCTTCTCTACAGGTTGGTAGTAACAGAATGAATCGGTTTCGAACACCGTATCCTGTACGAGTACAGTATCTGTAGTGATGGTCTCAGTGGGCTTGTCTGCCTTTGAGCATTGGTATACTGAGACATTGATAAGAGTAAGGATTGCGGCTATTGCGATAATCCACCACTTGATGTTTGAGTTGTTTTGGTTGTTGTCGTTTGATGTGTTTTTTACTGTTAGTTGGTTTGTTTCCATAATCGTTTTTAAGGATAAAGATGGAAACAAAAAAACCGCCAACGCTTCACAGCGCCAGCGGCAAACAACGTACAAAATATTTCATGGAATGAATCTGTCCTTATTTCTGCTCTTCGTCGGCTTCTATGCTCTTCCGCATCCTTTCTTTCAGGTCTTCGAAGTATTCCTTTACCCCATATTCGGCAATGACCGCCATCGTCTCGGCATCGACGAGGAACTGTCCATCTTTGAGTTCGTAGTCCTTATCATCCGTCCAATGGATGATGATATCCCTGTCTGAATCTGTTTCGATGCATACAGCGTACTTCTTCTTGAAGATGCGTTTGTTGCTGAATGCTGAACCGCAACTTTCCGCAACCATACGATTCCATGCGTCCTTATTGTAAATGCTTAACCATTTTAATTCCATATTCTGTTCAATGTCTTTGAAAAGGGTGTGGGTGCGTGAGCACCCATTCACCCAATAGAATTAACTAACGTTATTGATTCACTTTAGTAATACCGACGTCATTGTACGACTTCTTTGACTCGACATACCACAAATCACCGTTCTTTAGGTCATAGACAACAATGTCAAGCAGTGAGACTCCGTAAGACGCAACAGCGTCATCAATCGTAGTGAACAAGTTGTTGCCTATGTCGGTTGCTGAGTAGAGATAAACATCATTGCTCTGACCGTCTAAAGGCTTGAACGGAGTAACTATCTCATTGTCGTTGACGAAACCGATGAGGAAGCGGTATGATGTGAACCTTTCCCTGTTCTCGTTGACCCATTCGTAGATTTCCGTTTTTCCGTCATACTCATTCACTTTTACGTTCCTAACTTCGGGCATATTGACCCTTACGCTTCTTGTCAATTTTACTTCTTCTTCCATTTTGTTTAATCTTTTAATAGTTTATAATGTTAATTATGTCAATGAACTCTAAATGCATTTGTTGTTCGTTTACGACGCAAAGGTACTCCGTAAAAGGCGCATGAATCAGTGTCAGACTGTTAAAAGATGTTAACGCAGCGAAAAAAGTTCGTCAGATGTTTGGATTTAACATACTTTAACCTTTAAGTCCCATAAATCGCTTCTAAGCGCATCAAATCTCCAAAACGATAAACTATACCACCCGATGGCTTAAATGCTCTCAGGACGCTTCCCTGTGGCTCAGATACAATCTGAGAGTTTTCTGTGATGTCTGAGTACGGTTTTGGTTCTGATTTCTTCTTTCTCGTCAGTCCGTTCGCCTTTTTGAACTTGTAGTAGTACTTATCGCTTACGTCAAGTCCCTCTTTTTCCTTGAGGATTGCTATGTTTTCCTTGTCCTTGAGGTCGGGATTGTACCACTTGAGCATCTTTTCCCATTTCTCGTTCTTCTTGTCCGTAGCCCTTTCGTTGTTCGCCTTAAGGCATGCGTCCCTCGTACTCAGTCCGTCTCTCTTTGAGACTTCGGTTTTATTGAGTTTGAACGTTTTCAGCAGTCTACGTCTGAGGTCTTCCCATTTGTTCAGGTCTTCGCCTAACGCTTCCATGACTTTCTTCTTGAGTTGGGTGCGGTTGATTGGGTCTTCGGTGTTGTTTATATGATAGTACAGATACAGCAAAGCGCTCCACAGCAGTTCCTCATACGTTGCGTCAGGTGTGATGAACCTGAGTTCTATGCAGTGGTAGAATATGTTTGCTTTCCTGTGCTGACCGTCCTTAATCCGCCTGTACGGTAGTTTGATTTCCATATAGTCATCGTTTACGTCTATGTACAGTTTGCGCTCGTTGCTTTCGTTGAGATACGGTGTTATATCCGTCCTCAACGGCAACGGGTCTATCATATGTTCGTATTTCTGTACCAACATGCCGAATGTGTTACGTTTGTCTTCGTAGTCCTTGAGGAAGTCTGAAAATCCCCCGAGCGGTGACATATTGCTCTTCCCCCTTATATATGTAACGGCGCGGGGGATAAATTCTTGGGAGTTCGTAGGTGTTACAACACCACCGAAGAACGACCCACTACAGTATTCATACCTGTCCTCAAGGAACTTCAGTGGAGTAACAGTATCATTGTACCAAACATCAGCACAAGAGCAGCCAGCGTAGAAGTGAGATACGGATTTGTCGGTAGTCTCGTCTGAGTAATCATCACCTGTGATAGACGCAACCTCGTTCTTTAATGCAATATGCAGCGCGGTGTATTCTTCAGAAGTGGTAATCGGTTCATCAAGCACCCATACAACCCTGTAGCGGTTGAAGTATTTGTCTGTAGGTTTCTTACGTTTACCGTTGTTGCATGTGGTATAGACGATAGTTGGCGGAATGTCTGTTGACATCATCATGTCATAGAAATCGCCAGCCTCGGTCTCAACTGCGTCAAAGTCGAACGCAATGAAGTACGATGCCTTTAGGTTCTCGTTTTTCTTAAGGCCGTTTGCAAATGTAAATTGGTTGTGGTGAAATGTTGGGCAGAACGCGTATTCGTCTTTTATGAAAGTGATTAAGTCTTCAATCGTACCCTTTTCCTCTGTCCATTCAATTTTGCTCTCAGAACCCTCGTCAATATTTCTGTTATACGGCTCTGTAGAGACTGAAAAATAAAATCTGCACATCTTCTATCCGTTTTTCCTTTTTATTTTATACACCCTTGCCTCTCACCGGGTGATTTATACACTTCCACTCTTTTTTATATTAGGTATTGGCGAGGGGAAAGGAGAAAAACGGAAGTGAGAGAACCTTTCCCCATAGACGTTTCGAACCGTCCGCCTTACCTGACCGAACGCGACCTCAACGAGGTAGAGCGTTCATGTGCAAAGGTACTCCTGAATCTGTAAACCTTGCACATATAAATATAGCGATATTCTGGTTTTTTTCAACAATATCTTAAATAAATCCTACTCTTTTCGGCTTTTCTTTCTGATTATCAGTATCTTCATCGATAATTTCTTCTGTGATATTCAGATTGAGTCTAAATAAGCACCAATCATCAACCGTTATAAACCCCTTGTTGGCCAAATCAACTATCAGCCGCTTAACGGAACGCTCAGACTTGCCAAGTACGTCCATGAGCATGCCTATGCTTATCTCAACGGCATCCGCTTCTTCTGATGCTGACGTCATTGTCAAGTAGTATAAAAGTTTGAAACTCTCACCGTTCAGTTTTGTGAACGCGTCTCCCAAAAAAATCATGTATTGTTCCATAAATGTCTAGCGATTAACAATCCGTCCCTGTCAGGGTGTTTATTCTGTTTGTACTGCGGATAGAGTTCATTACCCAACTCAAGGGATGCGTATTTAAGCCCACCGGTGCTTCCTAAGACCTTTTGCCAAGTCCTAGAGTCCAAATGGTCATACCTGATGCCCAAACGCTCCAGAACGCATCTCTGAGCCTCGTCGCACCTTGCAGCCGATATGCTTGCTTTCCACCTCTTGGGATGGGTGAACGGTCTCTCGATGAGACATACGGCGTCTGAGTATTCCTTGAGCAGTGATTCGAGTTTCGCCCAATCGAGTCTCTTGCCGTTCTTTGTGTTTTTCACCGGCGTTTTGCCGAACCAGACAGCGTCACCGTTACAGTCAATGATTCCGATGCTGCCGGTAACACCGTTGTCTATGCCGATGAAGTACTTTGGCTTTCTGTTCACCGTTAATCCTCATTCAACTGCTTTATTAAGGTGTCAATCTGTGTGAACAGGTTGTTGAGATGGTTTTCCTGTATCTCTTCATCGGTCTCTCCCTCAGGGTATAGAACATTAAGAACTAACACTCTGACGGCATGACACATTGCGATGTATCCGTAGAGAACTAACGCGTATATGATGTAGAAGATTACCAGTCCCCATCCACTGAAATTGATTGTGCATACCACACCGATGATAACCAGTATTACGAGTATCACCTGAAGCATATCGTTCAGCGAATGTTCAACAATCCTTTTGTTCTTGATTGACTTGGTGCTGTCAAGAAACTTTTGAAGCAACTTTTCGTTCAGTTTCTGTAGATTCATAAATATTTTATTTTTGTCATAAAGATTATGGTCACCGGCGTCGAAAACGTAGTACCTTTGCCGAAATCACTATTAACACTTTTAACTTAAATAATGTGAAACATATGGATGAGATTTGGAAAGAGATACCGGGGTATGATGGTAAATATTTTTTAGTCGGTTATAATAAAGTGTACTCGGAATATAAAAAAGGCTACTTGAAAATCCACAGAAAAAAAAGAGGACATCTATATGTAGAGATGTATATTGACAAGTACAAACGAAAACAGTTTTTTCTTCACAGAATCGTTGCGATGATATATGTACCAATTCCAGAGAGGTTAAAGGATATACCAATTGAAGAATTGGACGTCCACCATGATAACTTTGACCCAACAGACAATAGGCCGGAAAATCTTCGTTGGTTGACAAAAGCAGAACATATGAAAATACATCATTCGATACCTGTTTTCCGTTACGGACTTGATGGACTGTTTATAGATGGTTGGGAGTCGGCTTCAGATGCAGCACATCAACTTAGGTTAAATGCTCCGAATATTCTATCATGCTGCAAAGGAAATCGTAATGAATGTGGCGGTTTCCAGTGGTCATTTGAAATATGTGATAAAATCAATGGCATTGATGAACGGTATGAGAGAACAATGAACAATAGGAATGGTAAAAATGCGCGTAAAAAAGTGGTTGAGTTATCTATTTCCGGCAAAAAGATTGAGATACACAAATCTATTAGCGACGCTGCCCGTAAAGTAAATGGCGTCATATCATGTATATCATTGTGCTGCAATCATAAACAAGAAACTGCTTACGAACGCAAATGGATGTTTTATGACGAGTGGGCCAATCAATATGAGCCGGAAGCATCTTAGCCACCGGCTCAATTATATTAGTCTCTGTCGCATTTAGGGCAACCGCTTCTGCGGCCTGATGGGAAATAAATCAATTTTCTCCAATCCGGGTCTGCTGTTCCGTTGCTTTCCTCGACGTATTTGGCGCACTCACAATCACTGTCAGGCCGCCATAGGGGGAATGAATCTGCACATCTGCAAAGATAGCGTACTAACAGTTCTTGCTGCTGGTTCGCAGTCTCTCTCAGATTGTGGATGTAAAACCCCAATTCTTTTTCGTTGAGTGCTTCTGAGTTTTCGGAGTGGTCTTTCGTTACACCGCGGGCAGTAGTCGAATAAGAATACGTCCTTATCGCCAGAAAGTCAGTCCATGCGCTAAGGAACGGTGCTATTTTGAGCAACAGTCCCTGATTAAGTTCGGTTACGTTTCCGTCAGCAACCTGCATCTGAAGTTCAAACAACAATGGTGTTCCAAGAATCGGCTCAAGATAATAGTTCTGAGCCAACTCAATGAACGGATAACATTTGTCCAACGGAGTATGTCTGGATACTATGCTGTATAATCTGAAGAGTTCTTCACTGATTAATATTGTTTCACCTATTTTATTCCTGTTCTGTGCCATCTTCAATCTGTTCTTCTGTATCATTTGCATTATTATCAGAATCGATTTGCGACTCCTCTTTCTCGTCGTTGCTTGTGGTATTGCCCTCGAACTCTGCTCTGAAGTCATAGTCCTGCAATTGCAGTACGCGAGGTTGTCCGTTAAGAGTCAAGAGGTAGTTTATCTTGAACATCACAAACTCCCTGATTTCGTCAATTACAGTCAACTTATAAAGTGAATAAGCGGCAATAGCCTCGTCAGCCCTTGAAGCGAATCCGTCGCTGGTAGATATGCCGGCCAGTACAGGTGAAGTCAGTCTGTTGCCGGTGATGATTTTCTTTGTAATCAAGTCGCACACCTGATTGTATACGTCAGCGTTCACACTCTCTATTGGGGCTGCGTTAGGGCAAGTGCCGTTCTCTCCGAATAAGAGAAGAATTGAACCTGCTGCATCAGGGCCGCCGAACGAGTCGGTCAGCATCTGATACAGTTCCTGTTTTTTGTCCTCGTCAATATCTGAGGGGAATGTAATGGCAAGGTTTGCGCTGAAGTTGTTCTTGATGAACGTATGGTAATAGACACCCAGCGCGATTTCAGCCGCAATCCAATTCATGCATGATGCCCACTTTGGGATTGCATACACAAGTTGTTTCGGGTCATATGGCTTGAAATAAGCGAGGTATCTTTCCCCCTTTTTGGGCTGTTCAACTCCCCACATCTTGATTTCAACCACATTGCGGTTGTTTGTCCGTTTCCAATTGGTTGCAAGGTACGCGGTTTCAATCTGGTTATCTTCCGTAAAACCGCCAAGACGAACCTGATTTACCGGCGTATGGTAATACAAGAACCTGTCGCCGCTCTCCGATACGACAATCTGCACTGCGAACGCTCCATAGATGCAGTAGTCGGTGATGCATTTCTTGATGAAGTCTTCCCATCTCTCGCCGATGTTCGGTTGGTATATAGACGCTGCGTAGTCCTTTAGACCGGCGCCGTATGTGTACTTTATCTGGTTGTTGATGATGGCAGACTGTAATTCTGACTCGCTGTAAAGGTCATACAGTACATCAGTGAAGTCGTTTCCGTAACCGAACGGAATATACTGCTTCCAACTCGCTTTCACCTTTGGGTCAATCTCAGGCGGGGTTATGTTGTAACTTCTCAACGCGATTGAGTTTTCTTTGTCTAATTTCATATGAAGAATCGTTTTTTCATATAAAGATAAGATGTACAAAAACCCGTCAGACTGTTAAGTCCAACGGGTCTTTGAGTGGTTTATGCTTCGATGATACTTGATTGTCATTCGCTAGGGATTGCCTCTATGAACTTTGCCCAATTACTCCATCCTGCTGCGGCCTTATAGGTGTCAACCGATGCAGCAGGTACATAGAACTTGCCTTTCAATCTACCGTTTGCCACACCAACGGAATCAGTACCCAATGTTGGCGGTGTGGTCGCATGTATGGTGAATGACATAGGACCCAATACTCCACCGCCGGTAACTCCGAACGCGTAATCACCGATTGAGGTGATTGTGCTTGGCAATGTAACCGTTGTAAGGCCAACATTTGATGCAAACGCCTGATTCGGGATTGCTGTCAGTCCCTCGTCAATGGTAACGGTTTTGAGTGAATCGGTAGAACCATCACCCTCGAACACTCCGTAATAAGCACCGTCAAGTTCGTAAGGCTGTCCTATCGCGGTTGCGTATGATGTGATGTGGATGTCAGTTGCTTGCGCAAGAGCATCGTCAAACGGAACGTTGTTCTCGTCCAGCACACCTACACCGTCGTAAGGAATCTCATATACACTTTCATCAGACAGAGTAATCTCAGCCATCAAAGGAACAGGGATTGCCTGAATGATTGAAGCAAAACCTGACCAAGCGGCATGAGCCTTATAGGTGTCAACACTTGCTGCCGGAACATAGATTGCTGTCAGTCCTGAGCCGCCAAGTTGATTCCTGAATGCCGACGGAGGCGTTACGGCGTTGGAAGTGATTGTCGTTACGTTTGAACCAATCATGTCGCTGTCGCCGAAACCTGTGAACGTAGAAGGAAGAATCACTTCCTGATAGTTGATTTCACCTGCCGCAATGTTTGTCAGCCCCTCGGCAAACTCAACCGATGTTCCTGACGGCATCTTCGCCATGTTCTCGCTTGTGATTGTGTCTGTTGAGGCCATGCCCAAATCATAGTTGTACACTGGGTTTCCGTCAACAGTTGCAACCTGCTGGATTGGATAGATTCTTGAAGCGTATGTACTCCAATTGGAAGCGGCCTTATATGCATCGACTGATGCAGCTGGCACATAGATTGGATAAGTACCGTTGAAAGAACCATAGTAAGTACCACCGCCTATTGTTGGTGGGGTTGTTGCATTTAATGTTACACTTGTGAGTGAACTACAACCTTGAAACGCTCGACTTCCAATGGTTGTAACACTGCTTGGAATGATAATGCTCGTCAGACTAGTGCAGGCGTTAAATGCAGCATCACCGATGGACGTAACACTGTTTCCAATGGTAGCACTTGTGAGTGATGTACAATAGTCAAACGCATTGTTTCCGATACTTGTAACATTGTTAGGGATGGTTACGCTTGTGAGTGAAGTACAACTTTGGAATGCAAAGTTTCCGATACTTGTAACATTGTTAGGGATGGTTATGCTTGTAAATGAGGTACAGCCTTGAAATGCAGCGTTGCCAATGGTTGTTACACTATTCGGAATTGTCACTGATGTAAGTGATGAACAAAATGAAAATACATTGTTTCCAATGCTCGTTGTTCCACTAGGAATTGTAATGCTTGCGATATCGCGTTCAATCAAATCCCTCAATACTGAATCGTCACCACCGCTGGGAAGATTGACAATTGCGGTTGCATAACTTGCAAACGTATCGGACGCGCCTACACTGCCGCCCTTCGAGTTGATGGCAGTGCGGATAGCGGTCTTCGTATTATTAAGTAAAGTTAATTGGTCGCTTATAGCCATAAGTCAAAATATATTTTTAGTAATCGATTATTTTCTGACGATAAAGATTTATGCCTATCATTTACTCAGCAGGAATCGCCTGGATTCTGTCAGCATAGGTACTCCAACCAGATGCAGCCTTGTATGTATCAACTGACTCGGCAGGTACATAGATTACCGCGTTGTTGGTGAACCTAAAACTAGCTGAATATTGTCCTGTTTGTATTGTTGGTGGTGTTGTCGCTTTAATTATCAAGGTATCCATAACAGCACCAGAAGCATCACTACTGCCGTTAAATGCCATAGACCCTATTGTTGTAATCCCAGTACCTATTGTTAATTTTTTAACATATCCTCTGCTCATTAGACTACTACCTGAATTGAACGCATAGTCGCCAATAGATGTTACACTATCAGGTATGGTAATTTCAAGATTTTCATAATAATTAGAACCATGAAACGCAAATTGGCCGATTGTTGTTATTCCGTTAGGAATTGTAATTGAAGTTAAACTTCTTCTAGGTGATGTACTTGCCCAATAGAATGCATAATTTGGTATTTCCGTTATGCCATTTTGAATAACAATATTTTTTATATTGCAATCAGCAAAGGCATAAGTGCCAATAGATGTTATAGTGCTGGGGATTGTTAAGGTGCTATTTTTGAATAAGTTCTTACATCCTTGAAAAGCCCTATTTCCAATAGATGTCACTGAACTTGGAAATGTTACGCTTGTCAGACTTTCACAATAATAAAATGCATAATTACCAATTGTTGTTGTTCCACTGGGAATGTTCAATGTGGTAATGTCACCCTCAATCAAATCAATCAATGCTGAATCGTCACCACCGCCTGATGGCAGATTGTCAATCGCTGTGGAATAGTCAGCAAGCGGGGTGGAGTCTGTAATGTTTCCGCCCTTTTGATTTATGCTGTTCTTGATGGCCTGTTTCGAGTTGGCCAGTAATGTTAATTCTGTTGCTATACTCATGAGATATATGTTTTTCTAATAAAGATTTCTATTCAGAAAATGGGAAGCATCAGGACTCGATACTCCCCATTTGTCTTGTTAAAATTAACCCATATGCCGGATTAAGCAGTTCCGTTGATTGTCCTCAATGCGGACTCAATGTCACCAATTGCGGCGTAAATCACCTTGTTCTGAACAGGGTTGGTTGAACTTGCACTCAATGCGCTGTCAACGGTGATTTGGCTTCCACCCTCGATGGTGATGTTACCCTCACCAAGAAGCGACTGGTTGTTGATGGTCTTGATGTTCGTACCGCTTACCAGCGTATCCTGTTTACCTGTAAGAGCAGTGTTCATTGCTGTTGTCGTAGCGTAATCACTCAATGCGCTTGAGTCAGCCTTGCTGTTCAGAGCGGTAGCGACTGCACTGTTGGCGATAGCGTTTGTCGAACTTGTATCAAGCGTCTGGTCAACCGTAACACCAGCAGGAATTACAGGCTTATCAGTCAGGTCATTGTACGAGCCTGATGTTGCGACTGTTGCGAATGTCGGCTTGTTAAGAATCTGAGCCACACCGCTTGAAGCGTTCCAATCTGAGTTCACCTGTGCGGCAGGGATTGTAGGCTTGTTGGTCAGGTCATTGTAAGAACCTGTGGTAGCGACTGTAGCGAGTGAACTTGAATTTGCCTTACCAGCCAATGCCGTATCAATCTCGGTCTTGGTGTAGTAGTTGCTGGGGTCAAAGATGTCGGTCAATGGAATTGTGATGTCGGTGATGCCTGAATCGGTGTTGAAGTCGATTACGAGGTTTCCGTTCTCAATCCTTACGTCCTCAACCATACCGTCCACTACGAAACTGGAAGCGTCAACGTAACCCAAAACATTGGTCATTGAAGTGTCGTCCTTGCCGTAGAAGTTGATTCTCTTGGTGCTGCTGTCGTAGTTCACCTTGCCGAATACATCTGCCAAAGACTGATGTTGCGTCAGGTAACCAGCATCATTGACGAATGCTGATACGTTGGTGGGAACTGTTGGAATGGTCGGCTTGTTGGACAAGTCGTTGTAGTTTCCTGATGTCGCTACAGTCGCCAACGAGTTGCTGTCAGCCTTTGCGTTGAGCAGCGTATTGGTCTCGGTCTTGGTGTAGTAGTTCGACATATCGCCGCCACCGCCGCCCTCGATGGTGATGTTACCTGAGCCAAGAAGCGACTGGTTGTTGATGGTCTTGATGTTTGTGCCTGATACAAGGGTATCCTGCTTACCTGCCAACGCGCTTGTATTGGCCTTACCTGCCAAGAGGTTGTCGGTCTGAGTCTTGTTGTAGTAGTTGTCAAGACTCTGGTGCTCGGTCAGATAACCGGCGTCATTGTTGAACGCGCTTACATTGGTAGGTACAGTGGGGATGACAGGCTTGTCGCTGAGGTCATTGTACGAACCTGATGTCGCTACTGTAGCGAGAGAACTGATGTTAGCCTTGAGCGCAAGCAGTTGGTCGACCTGTGATTTATTGTAGTAATTTCCAAGGTCAACGTCCGCAACCGAACCAAGTTCCTCATAGGTCTGTTCCTGTGCAAGCCACAAATATTCGGTGTAAGTGCCGGTGTCTCCGTTCTCGATAAGGTAGATGGTAGAGGGGTCGCCTGTCTCGGGAAGTTCGTCCACAATCTCAATGGTGAAAGACATTGAAGAGAACAGGTCGCCAAGACCCTCTCCGTTCTTCAACTGCTCAATCGTATAAGACTGTCCGTTGATGGTGAGGTTGGATGCCCTTACCGCGAAAAACGGTGTTCCGTCGTATCCGTCCGTCGGTATGTCAACCTGTAGAAAATTGACGGTATCGCCCTTGAATGCAACCCAGAGGCGGTTCTGGCCGATTTGTTTGGTCAGCCCTGTTGAAGTGTCCTGAAATGTGATGAGTCCACCACTAGTAGTTATATTAACCATTTATACTATAGTATTTTAATGAAATTATTTTTGTTTGTTCGTTAATGTCTAGTGATAAAGATTTCAAACTTGGTGCAGTTTGTAAAGTGCCATACCGGATGTGCTTGCTCCGAAGTTGAAGAAGTGTCCGTCGAAGCCTATCGCTGCGTTGGAAGTTCTGAACACTATTCTTCCGTCAGATGTGTCCGGCACAATTGAGACGTCGATGAAATTGGAGCTCTCCCTATGTCCGAATAGGTTGTAGTATTTTGTAAGCCTCCTCGACTGACCTATGTTTTTAACTCGTCCGTTTTCGTCTGTGCCTGACAGACTTGATGCCGATGAGTCGTAATCCACTGCGAACATTGAGTTTCCGTTGACGTACATGTGGAACGGATACATATTGTATATCACACCGTTCTCAATGTCTACAGGATACGCGTTGTATCCGTTGAGTCCGTTGTTGGCATCTGTGTCGTACGCATAGTTACCGGTGAGAACCATTTCCGCATCCTCGTCAACTATCAGATATTTTCCTGATGTGACCTCGGACACATCGTTCACCTTTTCGAAATAAGTTGTGGCGTCACAGCCTGCATCCGCATATGTCCTCGTCCTCGTCTGTCCGTATGTGGGTGAAATCGGGTTCATGTCCCTTTCCGTAGCAACAATGTTTCCGGTTCTCGTTCCGTTTTGGTCTGTCTCGCAGTAGTATGAGTCAATCGAGTAGAATGCGGTCAAAGGCATAGCCTGTATCCTCGACGAATAGTCAGACCATACACTTGCAGACTGATATGCCGATACACTTGCAGACGGTACGTAAATCGGGCAGTCGTTGGTGTTGTAGAAAACCTCTTGACCCAATGTTGGCGGTGTCGTTGCCATGCAGAAGACAGCGGCCATATTTCCGGAATAACTGAAAGCATAATATCCTATTGATGTCACTGTGTCCGGAATGACTGCTGTTTTTAATAGGTTATTAAAGATAAATGCTTCCGGTCTTATGCTTGACACTGTGTCATCAATGTCGGCTTGAAGTAATCTTTTCTCTATCAGTTTTGAAACCTCGTTCATAGTTTTTCTGTCATTAATTCGTTATGTTGGTATGGCCTGTATTTTTGAAGCGTAATTGCTCCAACCACTTGCAGCCTTGTACGCATTGACTGATGCAGCTGGCACATAAATCACAAGATTGGGGTCGGTTTCTGTAAATATTTCATGGCCAGCCACAGGCGGTCTTTCTGAAGTGAAAGTGATTGAAGCCATCGAAGAACATCCTTGGAATGCATAACTAACTATACTGGTCACAGAATCGGGAACAGTCACAGATGTTATTCCGCTCAATCCGTAGAACGCGTAGGCTCCGATATGCAGAGTTCCGTCAGGAATCTCGAACGCTCCCGACACTGAACCGTCAACCATTGAGTTGAACAACGCATAAGGTGAAGCCTGTGCATATATCCTTGACGCGTATTGAGGCCAAGCGGTCTTGTAGGCTTGAACCGATTCCGATGGAACGTAAATCGGACAGTTGTTGGTGTTGTCAAAAGGCCAATATTCCGAACCAACGACATCATGATATATTAACGATGGCGGCGTTGTGGAGTTGACAGTAATCGACTGCAACGATGAACAGTTATAGAACGCACCCTCGTCGATGTAGGTAACGGTTGACGGAATCGTAAGCGACGTAAGTGTTGTGATGTCTCTGAATCGGCTTGCTGCGACGTATTTTGCCCCTTCAGGTATTTCAAGTTCTGTTACATTTCTCTCCAGTATGCTTCTGAAGAGGGCATCCTTATCGCCAGGCGTCATTGAAATCTGACTGATTCTTGTCGGATACGTCGAGAAAAGGTCTGAATCGTACACTGTGACGCCTTTTTCCATAATGGCGACGCCAATTTCATTCTTTGTGCTCTGAAGTAATGTTATTTCTGACTGTATGCTCATTGCGGTTTTTCGCTTAATCCTTTTATTCTTGAACTGTGTGTACTCCATCCGTCGGCAACCTGATAAGCCAATACGCTCTCATCCGGAACATAAATCGGGCAGTTGTTTGTCAAATACAATGTCGATTCAGAGATTGTAGGCGGTGTTGTCGCCATACATGTGAACTCTGTCATACTGCTTGACCTCGCAGAAAACGCACTGGTGCCAATGTAAGTCACCGTTGACGGAATTGTGACAGATGTCAACGATGGGCATTCCATAAACGCGCCTTCGCCGATGGATGTAAGACCCTCACTAAATGTGACAGACGAAAGGCTATTGCAATAATGGAATGCGCTGTTTCCAATTGTCCTCATGGACGACGGTAACGTAACGGATTGCAGAGAATAACAGTAGCCGAACGCTTCTTTACCTATTGAAGCCAATGTAGTGCTCATGCTGATTGACGAAAGGTTATTGTTATGTATGAACGCATAATCACCTATTGCGGTTACTGTGTTAGGCATTGACACTGTTTTCAGGTTCAGCATGACAGCTCTAGGATATAGACAATAAAAAGCATAGTCGCCTATAGTCTCAGTGCCAGCTGGTATGACTACGTTTTCCTGTTTGGCTTCCACATACAGTATGATGTTGCTCTCATAGATGCCGCCGCCGTTCGGTATCAGTCTGACCTTATCCGGATACACAGAAAAAGCCTCATCGGTGACACTCACACCTTTATTATTTATTGCAGTTCGAACATTCTGTTTCGTCTGATTGAGTATCAGTAATTGACTTGATATTGACATTGTTTAATGTGTTTTTCAGATAAAGATTAGATTGATTAACTTGGAATGGCCTGTATTCTTGATGCGAGTTGTGTCCAATTCCTTGCGGTCTTGTATGCTTGTACAGATTCGGCAGGCACATAAATCGGGCAGTTGTTGGTTCTCTCAAATACATCATATGAGAAAGATGAACCAGGTATTGTAGGCGGAACAATAGACTTGAACGTTATCGATTGCAACGATTCACAGATTCTAAGTGAATTGAACTTTATTGAAGTAAGGCCTGTGCCGAACGTAATCGTTCTCAGATTTGTACAGTTGTAGAACGCAAAAGTGTCAATCGATGTGACAGAATCAGGAATGTTCATTGTCGTCAAAGAAGTGCATGTGTAGAATGCTGAGCTGCCGATGCTAACCACACTGTTAGGTATGTTTACGGTTGTCGGACCGTTTGTCCTCGCACTTAAGTTTGAGTAGAACGCTCCGTTACCAATAGCCGTTACAGTATTCGGTATAACCGTAGTCTTGCAGCCTGAAACCAAGGTGTTTGACGCCGTCTCGATGATGGCGTTGCAGTTGTTCCTTGAATCATAAACCGGATTGTTGGAATCAACTGTCATCGAACTCATGTTGCTGTTTCCGTTGAAATCGTAGTCTCCAATCGATGTGACACTGTGTGGTATTTCTACAGACGTCAAGTCACAATAGGCGAAAGCATGATATCCCATCGTTGTAACAGTATCAGGAATCGTTACTGAAGTCAGGTAGTATGCTTCATAGAAAGAGCCTCTTATGACCTCTACGCAACGGCCAATTTCGGCTGTAACGTAGGTAGACTTGGTTGAACTTGTTTCCGTACTTGCCAAAGTTGTACTTTCGTCACATGGTATTTCTCCACTGCCTGAGGATGTTGTGTATCTGAGTTTGAAGTTGTTCGTCGGGCATCTTGTCAAATCCTGATATGTCCTAGTCCTCGTAGTGTCATATGTAGGCGAGAACGGATTCATGTCCGTCTCGGTTACCGTTATGTTTCCTGTATTTGCCATAATTTTTATTTGTGCTTATGTATTTTATGGATTTGGGATTGCTTGGATGCGGCTTCGATATGTAGACCAACCGCTTGCTGCCTTGTATGTTTCAACTGATGCTGATGGTACATATATGATGAATGTACTGTTGGTGTTGCTGAATGCGTCAGAACTCAATGTAGGCGGCGTCGTAGCCAAGCAGGTGATTGAAGTAAGACCGCCACAATATTCGAATGCTTTTGTACTTATTGTTGACACACTGCTCGGTATGACAACATCTCTGAGGCTGAAGCATTCTGAGAATGTGTAGTTCGCTATAGATGTAAGTCCTGTTGACAATGTTACGTTTTCGAGATGTGTACAACTTTTGAAAGTAGTAGCACCAATTGAAGTAACAGTGTTCGGCATGGTTACGCTTGTAAGATAACTGCAACTTCTGAATGCTTGAGCGCCTATGGATGTAACACAATCACCGATTTTTGCCGTCACATAATTTGACTTTGTTGAGCTTGTTTCAGACGAAGAAAGCGTAGTGTTTCCGTTGCATGCGATTTCACCGCTTCCTCCAGCCCTCGTTGCGTATTTCAACTTATAATGGCCGTATTGGACTGGACAGTTGACAGAATCAAGTTCAGACCTTGTTCTCGTTGTGTTATATGTAGCACTATTTGGGTTTGTGTCTATTTCAACAACGATGGCATAACCTGTATTTTCGTTATCACCGTCTTTTTCACAAGTCCTCGACTGCTCAACCCAATTCGGAGTTGTGTCAATTGGGCAGTTAACCAAATCCTGAACCGTAGTTGTTCTTGTCGTATTATAAGTTGCGGAATAAGGATTTGTATCGAGTTCAACAACATCAGCGTAACCGGTGTTATATCCGCCTGAAGTAACACAAGTCCTCGACTGCTCAACCCAATTCGGAGTTGTGTCATGCTGAGGTAACGGACAGTTCGTCAAATCCTGTACTGTCCTTGTCCTTGTTGTGTTGTATGTGGACGAATAAGGATTGGTGTCAATTTCAACAACTGTCGCATAGCCTGTGTTTTCATTGTCTCCGTCCTTTTGACAAGCCCTTGACTGTTCAACCCAATTCGGGTCTGTGCTTGGTTCTGACTCTTGTTCACATACATAACTCTCTTCAACCCAATCAGGATTCTCGTCCCTTACACACCTTGAATCACCTGTTGCTGTGGTTGTCCTTGTCTGTCCGTAGGTAGAACTTCCTGGGTTAACGTCTGTTTCGGTTATGATAATTGTACCTGTGTTGTACTTTCCGTCAGCCTTTTCGCATACATAACTTACCTCAGTCCAAGCGGCAGTGGTGTCCAATGGACATCTTGTAGTATCATAGATAATCCTCGTCCTCGTAGTTCCGTAGGTTGAACTGTTGGGGTTTTGGTCTGTCTGCACACTCAATACGTTGCCTGTGTTGTAGCCGCTTTCCTGTTGGCAAGACCAAGATGTCTCCACCCAATCTCCGGCAGTCTGAGCCGGGCACCTTGAATCGCTCTCAACTGTTCTTGTCCGGGTCTGTCCATAGGTAGCGGACTCAGGATTCATATCTTCCTCTGTGATGATTGTAGCACCTGTGCGATAACCGTCAACAGTCTCGCAAGTGTAACTTATCTCCGTCCATTCCGGGCCTGTTCCGTCACCGTCCCAAAGCGTAACAGTAAGTACGGCTGAACCTGCGGTATCATCCCAAACGAACGGGGATGGCGTCTGGCTGAATTGAAACCGTAAGGGCAGTGAAGTGTTAGGCGAGAGGTCAATCGAAGCACAGACAAGCCCTGTGGACGTCAGGGAAGCCGGCAGATTTACAGTGCCTTGCTGTCTTCCGCCTGCCGGTGATATTCCGCTTCCCAATATGTCAATGTCAAAATTGTTGTTGAAGTGCAGAGTGATGTGCGTTATCGCGTCAGTCGAAGCAGACCTGTTGTTCACCACTCTCCATTTAAGCGTCACTGGCTGCGGTTTCGGCTGATATGGGCAGCGTTCCAAATCCTGATACGTTCTTGTCCTCGTCTGTCCGTATGATGCTGACTGCGGGTTTGTGTCCTCTTCAGTCACTGTGACATATCCCGTTCTGTAACCGTCATCCAACACACAGACGTAACTTGTCTCAGTCCATACAGGCGATTCCGGGTCTAACGGACACATCGTCAAGTCCTCTACATTGATTGTCTCGCTCTGTCCGTCGTTGTAGTTCGGGGAATATTCGTTGGTGTTCACCCTGACCACATCCTTAGTTCCGTCCCTTAATCCGTCAACCAAGTGACAGGTCTCTGATATGACAACCCATACGTCCTCAGTGCTGGGTGGAGTGCAGTGTACCAAATCCTGTGTCTTGTCTTCCCTTGTCTGATTGTATGTGGGCGAGTATTCTCCCATATCCCGATAAACAGTCACCATATAACCGCTATTTCCCATCTTTCCTGATGGTTGGTATGCAATCTGTTCGCAGTATTGGTCAATCTGCTGCCAATCGGCGTCAGCACTGTCAGGTGGGCATAAAACTTGGTCTGTGACCACTTCTTCCATCTGCTGTCCGTAAGTCGGTGACAACGGCTCTACGTCCTCGTAAACCTTGGCACAATTTCCTGTGTACGCGCCGTTTGGTGCCATTTCACAGTAGGTATATACATGGACATAATTGGCCGGCTGTTGGGTCTGACACTCAGTTGTGTCCAGTTCCCTCTCAGTCCGTTCCTGTCCGTATGTGGGTGAATATGGATTCGCATCCATATAAACGCTAACCAAATATCCTGTCTTTGCCATATATCAACTTTCCTCGCAATATTGTCTCATTAGTCTCCAAAAAGGCGTTGTGTCCATCGCCAAAATGGTGTAGGTCGCTGTCTTGACCTCTTCATTGTCATCGTCATGCGTAAACGTAAACGTCCAAGTCCTTGTGGTCTGAACTGTAGGGTCGTTCACAATGGCGTCATAACCCACAAGAACAGGTTCTCCGTCACTTGAATCGTAAGTCGGAGTAAGAGTCAGTCCGGGATTGTCAACCTGTACCGTATAAGACTCTGAACCGCCGTATGCCCTGCAATAGATATTGAATCCCTCAGTGCCGTAAGGGAACTCTTCACCTGCACCGGGAATTACAGTCCTGTTGTGGATTGTGATACTTGTCTCTTCGTATGAATTGAGGTTTCTGACAGTAACGACGTCATCACCACCCCATCTTCCGGCATAAAACGAGACTGTTGAGTTTCCGTCGCCTGAATTGGGACTCATAGTGCAGTATTCGGGTGCTTCTGACATCATCGCCCAAGCAGCGTTTGACGTCAGTTCAACCGTAGCGTATTGTCTGGTGGTTGAATTGAGCCTTACTACCTCTTCATCGAATGAAATCGTTCCCTCGTTCTCAGGCAGACAGAGTTCGGGGTCAAATACCCTTACAGGCTGCCCCTCATAGACAGCATTCGCGTCATAAGTGCCGACAATGTGATAATCGCCGTCAGGTCTGCCCTGAAGTTTGTACGCATCCTGCGGAAGATGCGAATATTCACACAGTTTGTTGTCAGCACCAAGCGGTTCACCAGCGGAATTGACCTTTACCACATAAGGAGCGGTAATCCAGCCTGTCTGTTTGCCGTTTCCGTCCAATTCACAGTAGATTACCTCGAACAAAGGTTTCCAATGCGGCTCAAACTGCTTGTCCTTAAGGCTGAAGTTGTCGGATTTGACCGCAAACAAAGGAAACTCAGACTCATCTGAAAAACTCAGCACATAATTGGATGCACTTTCACTGATATCGAGTGTATGAGTAAGTGTTGCACCAAGTTTCCACCCAAACATGCGCCAATCATCGCTTCCTTTCGGTCTGAAACATACCAAATATTTGCCCGGAGCGGCATCAGAAAGGATATCTTGCACAACATTGGATATATTGTTCACATTTGCTGTGAGTTGATGGGTATAAATAGCACCGTCCTGCGATTCTGAGTACGTCACACCGCTTCCCTGAACGAAATAGTAGGGTTCTGAGGTGATGATGGTGTCAACGTACAGTGATTCATCAGACCTATCGTCGTTCTCGAACTTCAGACCCTGTATATCATCTATATTGTATATGTAAAAGCGGTCTTCCACACCGCCAGCCATCATTTCGTTGTTTGCACAAGAGGCGTCTTCCTCGTTCTGCGTCACACTTATGTTACGATTTAACTTGCAATTAAACATAGGAAAAATGTTTTTCATATAAAGATTGTACACTCCAGTGCAAGAAAAGTAGTACCTTGGCAGAAAAGCTTATGAGGAAAGAAGAATGGAGAATGATACCGGGGTACGAGGGATTGTATATGGTATCGAACTTTGGAAGAGTGAAAACTGTAAAAACAGGATATATCCATAAAGGTGATATTGATTGCTGGGGCTATCATAGGGTTCAACTAACCAAAAATGGCGTAAAGAAACACATCAAGAGAAGTGTCTTGGTGGCTATTGCTTTTTTACCCAATTCAAATAACCTGCCTGAAGTAGACCATATCGATGAGGACAAGTCCAATAACTGTGTGTGGAACTTGCGATGGGTCTCTTCTAAAACAAATTGTAATAGCGGTACAAGAAATAAAAGGATTTCAGAAAGCAAGTACAAGCCTGTCGAAATGTGCGATATGAATTGGAATCATATTTGCTTTTTCAATTCCGTTAAAGAAGCATCAGAAAAAACAGGCGCAAAGCCTAATTCTATCAGCAATAATTGTAGAGGTGAAAGTAATTCAGTACTGGTTAATGGAGTTAAACACAGATTCAGATACATAAACAAAGAACCGCAAGGCATCTAAGCCCTACGGTTCAATATTAAATAAGGAAAAGTGTGTTGTGTTGATTAACCGTTGTTGCTAGGTTTAGCAAACAGGTCGGAAATGGTTTTCCAATCCTTAACCAGCAGAGGAGTATTGCGCTGTACACCCTCATAAAGGAAAGTGATACCTTGCGCGTCAGTTTCTGCGGTACCGGTTGCATAGTCGAAGTTGGTTGCACTCATACCGTTGTCAACGCCATAAAGGAATACCTGTCCGTTCTTGGTAAGAACTGCTACGATTACTCTTCCAAGTAAGTAGTTCTTCCAATCTGAGATAAGGTCGCAGTCAAGCCAGTTGAGGATACCACCTGCTTGGTGAAGCACTGCTTTCTGGTCGTTGTTTGCACCAGCACTCAGGTTAGCATTGGCATAGCCAGTTCCATCGGCAAAAGCCAAATCATAGAAATGCTCAGTACCAAGGTCGATTGTGTCGATTGCACAGTCTTGGCCGGAAGCGGTGAAAGTGTAAGTCTCACTCCAGTTTGCGATGGCCATTTTCAGCACACCGCCGACGCTTGTGTCACATTGTGCGCTAGGCACTTTAGATATTTTACAATTTAACATAGTCGTATCTTGTTTTTAGTCGGTTATTATTAAAGTGAGTATAAAACCACTTCGTCTTCAAAGACAAAGGCAGCCTCAGCTCTGTAGTTACCTTTGATGTAGACCATAGACTCATCCTTGAGGTCATTGCCATGAGCAACGCGGATTTCCTTGGTATCACTCAAAAGGTCGGTGAAGAAAATCATGTTGTCGCGAGATGCAGCGAACATTGTGTTGGCGGGCATATAGTTGACAAGAGCAACCTCAACACCCATGTAGCGGATAACGCCACCCTCATAAGTCCAAGACGGAAGAACCACCTGATACTCGCCAGCGACACCGCTCAGTGCCTGCAAAGCGTAACGGTAGGTGTTGATGTCAACGAAAATGCGTACAGGGGCTTTCTCAGGCTCGTACAGTGACTCGTTGATGACAACGTTGGGGATTGCGTCGTAAACTTTCTGAATCTCACCAAGTACATTGGTAGCGTCGATGTTTACGGTGTTGGCAACCTTGATGGTGTTTGAACTTGCAAGAGCCTTGTCGATAAGACCGTTCTGGATGCCGTCAACAGCATTGCCGTTACCACCGATGATGATGCGGTCAATGTCAGCACCAAGAGAGTTCTCAAGGTGGAACATGACTGCGGTCTCAAGGTCGTTAGGCATGATGGTCTTGGTAGCACCTGCCTGATAGTTGCGGAACTCGCTGAGAACGTTCTCGCTGTAGATGCTGTCAAGTTCCTCTAAGCACTGTTCCTCGTTAATCTTCCAGTTCTTGACGGTGAAAGTCTCAGTGTCGTTGCTGAAACGCTGCTTGGGAGTCCAAGCGCAGTCGCGGTTGTCGACCTGAGAAACTGTGTTGTTTGCCATAACCAGCTTGCGGAGAACTGCTTCCTTGGTTACGTTAGGCTCAACGCGGATGTAGTCCTTTGCAATGAAGTTAGGTTTCAGAAGCACCTTGTAGTACCAGTCAGGCATTACCTTTGGGGTGAAACTTAAAGTATTGTTAATCAAATTAGCCATAGTAGTTTGTATTTTTTACCTAGTTATTTTTCAGTGGATAAAGATACTGGTTATTGGAGTTTTTTGTTCATGTTGGCGATAAGGCTCGAAAAGTCAGCCACATTCTCCTTGTTTTCCTTTGCGGTTTCCTGTTTTACCACATTGCCTACAGGCTTTGCCGATGGGGTCACAGACTGAAGTTTGGCGAGTTCCTTGCGGAAGTTCTCACCGGCGGCACTCTGCTCTTCCAATGACTTGATGTAGTCGAACACAGGTTGGGGAACGTTGAATACCTCGCCGTTGATGTCAATCTCTACAAGGGTGTAAGGCGGTTCAACCTCTTGGGTCTCTTCATCGTCTTTCTTTTCCTCGTCATCGGTCTCGTCAGCAGGGGTCTCTTCTTTAGGCTCTTCGCCGTCTTCCTTGCTTTCGTCGTCGTCTTCGCTTGCCTCAGCGATGGGTGCTTCAACAGGTTCAGGTTCGTCTGTCTCTTCCTTGACCTTGGTCTCTTTGAACTTTCCGTCCTCGATGACCAATACGCTGCCGTCAGCCAAAGCGTACTCACCATCATCTACAGCAGAGCCGTCAGAAGCGGTTGCAGTTCCGTCGGTAGCGATTTCGATGTAGTCTGTGTCGTTGGTGAAGTATTTCAGACTAACCTCACCGCTCTCGGTCTCGTCAGATGCAGCGATGTCGGCAAGTTCCTTGGCGTCCTC